CTGCAGAGGGTGAGCCCATAGTCATGAGAGACTATCAGGTGGAGATTGTGAACAACTTTCTGGCCAATCCACAGTGCCTGCAAGAAGTGGCCACAGGCGCAGGCAAAACAATCATGACAGCGGCCTTATCCAATGCTGTGACACCATATGGACGATCAATTGTTATTGTGCCCAACAAAAGTCTAGTGACACAAACAGAAAAAGACTACATCAACATGCAACAGGATGTGGGCGTGTTCTTTGGCGACAGAAAAGAATATGGACGCCAACACACTATTTGTACTTGGCAAAGTCTAAACGTGCTGTTGAAGAATACCAAGGCAGGCACAGGTGAAGTAACTATTGGCGAGTTCTTGGAAGGGGTGGTATGCGTTATTGTAGACGAAGTACACATGGCCAAGGCAGATGCACTCAAAACTCTGCTGACAGGTGTAATGGCTAGAGTGCCAATTCGATGGGGCTTGACCGGAACTATTCCCAAAGAGAAGTTTGAGAGCCAGGCCCTGTTGGTTGGGCTTGGTCCGGTTATTGGTCGCTTGAGCGCCAATGAACTACAGCAACAAGGTGTGTTAGCCAATTGTCACGTGAACATTGTGCAACTAGTAGACCATGTGGAGTACAAAGAGTACCAAAGCGAACTCAAGTACTTGTTGGAAGAGTCGGGGCGGTTAGATACCATGGCCGACCTCATACGTAGGGTAAACGAAACAGGCAACACCTTGGTGCTTGTGGACCGGGTAGCCGCAGGCAATGCCTTGGTAGAGCGCCTGGGAGACAAAGCAGTGTTTGTATCAGGCGCAACCAAAGGAACAAAAAGGCAAGAAGAATATGATCAAATTGCAGACTCAACAGGCAAAATTATTGTGGCCACTTACGGTGTGGCAGCGGTTGGAATTAACATACCGCGAATTTTTAATTTGGTGCTTATTGAGCCCGGTAAGAGCTTTGTTAGGGTTATCCAAAGTATTGGTAGAGGCATCCGAAAAGCAGAGGATAAAGATCATGTGCAAATTTGGGACATTACTTCAACCTGCAAGTTTGCCAAGCGACACCTGACCAAACGCAAACAGTTCTACCGAGAAGCCAACTATCCTTTCAGTTCAGAGAAACTGGAGTGGATGAAGATAGCATAATGGGTAAAATATATCAGAGCATAGCAAGTTACATACCCAGCAAGCCCACTGGTGTGTTTGTGGAAATTGGTAGTGAACGTGGTGAAGGCAGTACTATATCTTTAAACAATTTAGCCGCTCAGTACAACACCAAACTAATCAGTGTGGATATCAACTCTGATGCCCAACAACGATATGGACATCGACTGACACACACAGAGTTTGTGGTCGAATCAGGCAGTACATGGGCAAAGAATTTTTCATTAGGTCAAAGCAACATTGCTTTGTTGTATTTGGATAACTTTGATTACATCTGGGACATCAACAACATAGGCGATAATATCCAACAGCAAATGCAAGAGTACGCCGGACAAGGAATTGCAATGAACAATCAAAATTGTCAAGCAGAACACATGCGCCAGATTGTTGCACTTAGACCTTGTTTGGCATCAGATGCAGTAGTTGTGTTTGATGATACCTATTGTTATAACGACTGCTGGATTGGTAAATGCGGACCTGCTGTGGTGTATATGCAAGCACACGGTTGGAGCGTGGTACACCAAACTTTGGATTGTGGGGTCATTATGAAAAGACTTGACAAAACTTCTTGATATCTATATACTATTACTATGCGAATATTAACACTTGACAACACCTATTACGACCTAAATCAACTGCCTGAAGAAGTTGACGACATGCGTTTTGCTATACTAGACAACTCAAATCCAGCAGACCCTGACTATCATTTTATTCCGCTGATTTTTTTAGAATCGTTTAATGCACCGGCCCTGGTGTTGCGCATCGGAACGCAAACAATCAAAATGCCCATGGACTGGCAGATACTGATTGGAGAACCGGACATTGGTGATCTAGAAGTGTTACCATTGACATCAATCAATGACCGTGGCTTTAGAGTATTCCAATTCAATCCATTGAGCAGTTACAGGCCCTCCTTCCCAGATATAGAAATACTAGATGTGTATCACGAAGTCAACTGGTATGCACCCAAACTCAAGAACGGCCAGATGTTGGCCGTGCCCTTAAACGATGAACCAGAACCCGACTGTGTTTACTTTGTTAAAGACGTTAGTCGTAACTGTGAGATCGTGGACTACAATAAAGCGTGGTAGGCAATGGGACAACTTAAACCAGACACCACTTACATTTATGAACGTGCCAACGGTGTTGTGTATGCCCGCGAATTTGGTGCCGATCCGGGTGATCGAACAGTAATAGGATATGATTATGATCCCGTTACAGGACAAAAGATACCACACCAATGGGATTCAAGAACAAGTGATGGCAGACCGCTACACGACCATATGATGGAAGACCAACTGTGGGGACAAATACGCAGAGCCGCACGGACCAATCCTACTTTACAAGATGCATTGGATCATGCTATAATGATCTATCGACTGACCAAAACCAATGAGTGATAAACTAAACATTGCCAATGAGATGCGCATGTTCGACCGCAAGGTCAGAACATTCTACGACGACTTAACCACAGAAGAAAAGAAAAAGTTTTCAAACTATCTCATGATACGTTGGGGATCATCGGTAGAAGGTTCAAGAGAACTACAAGAGTTTTATGTTATCAGTTGCAACGAGCGCCTGAACAAACACTTCTTTGATGTAAGCAAACATCCTAAACTGCACTGGCTCATGGCCACAAGCGTAAGTCCTGGCATGGGCACACCAAGACATCCTTGGATAGCCCCCAAGAAAAAAGAAGCAGGACTAAGTGCCAAACGCAAAGCACTCATGGCCATGTACCCCACCTACAAAGATGACGAGATAGATGTCATGGCCCAGATAACGACCCAAAAAGAAATAGACGCATACAATCGAGCCGCAGGCAACGAGAAAAAATGACATTCACGTGTGAGTATTGCAAAAAAACATTCATGAAAGAATCATCCATGCTGGTGCATTCCTGTGAGCCCAAACGCAGACGTCTTGCCAAGGATGAAGCAGGGGTACGTATGGGCTTCCAGGCCTACATCAAGTTCTATGAAACCATGCAAGGCTCTGCAAAGAACAAAACACACGATGACTTTTGTGACAGCCCTTATTACAGAGCATTTGTCAAGTTTGGAAACTATTGTGTGAACACCCATGTGATTGCACCTGCACGTTTCATGACTTGGTTGCTTAAAGCACAAAAGAAAATTGATCACTGGTGCAGTGATAATATCTACACAGAGTACTTGATAGAGTACCTGCGTGTGGAAGCAGTGGATGATGCACTGGCTCGGGCAATAGAACACAGCATACGTTGGGCAGAAGAAACAGGCAATCCACCTCATGATTGGATGCGTTATGGAAACACCAATGCCTTATGTTATGCTGTCACAGCCGGACGTATCTCACCCTGGGTAATTTACAACTCGGAATCGGGACAAAAGTTCTTGACTGAACTCACAACAGAACAAGTGGCTATGGTTTGGCCCTACATTGATAGTGACGCTTGGCATAAGAAGTTTGTAAACTACACAGCGGATCAAGAGTACGTGAAAGATATATTAGCAAAGGCAGGATGGTAACATGATCAAGAACATAACAGCAGGCCTGGGGTTAACTATCAACAACAACTACAGTAGTTGGCCAAGTTTTTACAACACAGTTAGCAGTACAGGGAATTCACTAGTGGGACAAATTAGATACAATGGTAGCAGTCAAAACATGGAAGTGTACGATGGCAACACATGGATCTCGATGTCCACCTCTCATCCTCAAGTTGAACTCAGTGGTGATGTGCAATCAGTGGTAAACTGGGCGCGAAAAAAAATGGCTGAAGAAGCACGAATTCAAGAACTTGCCGCAAAACATCCATCAGTGGCAGATGCATTAGAGGCAGTAGCAAAGGCCGAGGAACAAGTTCGAATTGTGGCCGCATTGGTGGATACTGAATGAGCGCAGATATCGACATTGACTTTGCTGACAGAGAAACGGTGTTGAGGCTAATTCAACACACACCAGCACGACAAAGCAATGGGCGAAAGCACAACTCAGGTATCTATGTAACAGACATACCACGTGATCCCGTTGCAGGCTGTGCGTCACTAGATTCAGAAACTGCTGAACATCGTGGATACTTTAAACTAGACTTCTTGAACATGAGTGTGTATCAGTTGGTTCGAGATCCTGCACATTATGAAGCAATGCTAAATGCAACTCCACCTTGGGAACGACTGTGGACAGATCATGCTTGGGCCAGTCAACTGGTACACGTGGGTAATTATACAGATTTATTACGGGTAATGAAACCAGATTCCATACCTAGGATGGCGGCTTTTATATCTATTATCCGCCCAGGTAAGGCACACTTACAAACTCGTCCCTGGAACGAAGTGTTTTCATCAGTATGGGACGGCGACGAATCTCGAGGCTACACATTTAAGAAAAGCCACGCAGTTTCCTACGCGGCCCTGGTAGCACTACACATGAATCTTACTAGTCCATTCGCCTCACAAGAGTAATTGATTTTCTCTTTGATTTCTTGCGAACTATGTCCAGCAAACTGCAAGCAGGACCGTGTAGTATTTCTAGATCTTTGTTGACAAAAGTCCGTAGCGTATAACGGAACTGTTCCCAATCTTTGCGTAAAAAGATGTTTATGGGAATCGATCTATTGCTTTCCCACCACCAAGTTGATGCTAATTCTAGGAATAGTATCTTGGATTCTTGGTCCAAGATACTGCCAAAGTCGTAGATAGTGGTAACGATGTCGTCCCTGTTTTGTACCACACCCACATATTCTGCATTGGCATAAACGCACAATGTTATGAAGGGGTATTTTTCTGTCAATTTTTCAAAGATATTGTTACCCATAAATACTTGCTGAGGATCCTATGTATTCAACCACCGTTTACTTATACCAACAAATCGTCCGGGTACTTTTGATAGACACCAGTGGCGGATATTTTACAGCGAGGTACGACCCAGTGTACGCAAAACAATTAACAATCAACAAGGGAGTGGATAACGTTCTGCTCTTTGAATTTATCAATCAAGACCAAAAGCCCGTGAATATTGCAGGCTCGAGTTTTGTTTTCCGTGTGGTAAACCAAACAGGAGATGAACTCTTGATTACCAAACCCATGGACATACTGAGTTCTGCCCTGGGCAGAGTCAAAGTAGTACTTGACACCACAGACACAATCAACATTCAAGCACAACCTGCCAGTTACAGCATACAGCGCACAGCCGGCAGTTATGTACAAGCCGCTTATACGGATGCCAATAGCCAAGCCAGAGCAGATTGTAACATTGTGGACTCGATATTGCCACAGCACATACCATCTGCAGAATGCACTGTGCCTGACATGTACGGCAAAAACAACTACTTTGGTGTAGGTCCAACACAATGGCCGGACTGGGCACTAACACCACAGCCAATCAATGCCATCCAATCAACTGAATTCTACAGCAGTTTTATGCCCACAAACGGTTCAAGCCTAACCACAGTCAAGTATGACTTGGTGGGTTATACTGGCACAGTTAAAATACAAGCCGCTCAAAACTATGAATCAGTTTGGTACAATGTCACAGAGTCAAGACAATATCTATGTGATACTGTGAGTGATTATCTTAACGTAGTTGGGTACCATCCACTACTACGCCTGGCGTTCAACAACTCCATTGGCTATGGCGCCGCGGGCACTGTACAAGTTACAGATACTGTAGTAACTTCGGTCAGTATAACCAACCCCGGCGTGTACTATGTGGCACCGCCCCTGATTGAAATTTTGGGCGATGGGTCGGGCGCAACTGCCACCTGTACAATTGATCCAAATGGTGGAGTAGCCGGGGTG